ATGGAAAAAATAATGGCTAGTGATGACATGGTTGTCATCGTAAATTTTGAGATTTGGCGCAAAGACAAAGATTTGTTGGCGAAGCTTATGTCGTGGCACATAGACACGATGATTGTGGATGAAGCGCATAACCTAAAGAACACGTCCACATCTAATTTCAAATACATTGAAATGCTTATCAAGGTTGATAACGTGTGCCCTCGTTGCAAAGGTTCGTTGAAGGGTTTGCATGACGCTGATAAGAAGCTAAAGCCTTGTCAGTCCTGTGGTTGGCGCAAGGGTGACCTGACCCCTGTGAGGTATGCGTACAAACTTGATGAGTGGTTGTCGAGCAAAAGCCTGAAAAACGTGTGCTTTACTACGGGCACGCCTATCCTGAACAGTCCTATGGACATCTATGCGCTGTTGCATTTGTGTGACCCCATGTTGTTCGCCCGCAAGTCACAGTTTCTGCAGTCGTTTTGTATTACGAATTACCATTCGGGCAAGGTTGAGTTTCGTGACGGTCAGTTGGATAACCTGAAGCCTTTGATTGCTGGCAGGTTTTTGGCTCGGACACGTGAGGATGCTGGCATTGTGTTGCCAGTGCAGAGGAAACACATTGTGCGTGTCGATATGGACAGGGAGTCGTACAAGAAGCAGTACAAGATTGTGCGCCAACTGTCGGAGCGGGCACAAATCATGCTTGACAGTGGTGAACAGATGACGATTATGCACCTGATTGCGTTGATTACACGCAAGCGACAGGCTAACGTGTGGCCTGCAGGTATCGAGCTGAAGAATTCTGACGGTGACGTAGTGTTTTCTGTCGGTAAAGAGGTGCGTGAGTCTTGCAAGTTAGATGCAGCACTTGACCAGATACTGCAGTTACATGCTGAGGGCAGGCGTCAGGTAGTGTTCAGCCAATTCACCACAGCACTTGAGGGTTTCAAAGATTTGCTTGAAGAAAACGGTTTGCGTGTCGCACTGCTGACAGGTGCAACACCGCGTAAGGTACGTGAGGAAGTGAAGAATAACTTTTACTTGGCACGAGGAGAGGAGCCGAAATGGGACATCATTCTGTGCAACTACAAAACTGGTGGGACGGGGTTGAACCTGACCGCTGCAACTGCAACGCACATTATCGACGAGGAATGGAATCCAGGCAAGAGGGACCAGGCTTACGCGAGGACAGACCGCATTGGGCAGGAGCTGGAGAACGACGTGTACATTTACCGCATCCCGGCAAGCATCGACACGTGGATGTCGAACACAATTCACCGTAAAGAACAGATGGTGTCAGCCTTCCAAGATACAATGGGAGATGAAGATGCTGAGATGACAGCAGAAAGTTTGAGTGAGGCAATGAGGACGGGAGCGATACTATGAGTGACATTGATTTGTTTGACGAGGCTTGGATTAGTAAGAACCTCGAACTGTATAACCCGCACCAGGATGATTACACAGTGCTTGAGGTTGAGTCCAAGGGTATTGGTCGCCCCATGTCGGAGCCCTCAGAGATTACTGACATCACCTCGACAGGTCGTAAGCGAGCTGCGATGATGTACCCAATCTTCAAAGACATGAAGTGTGAGTGGGCAGGATTGAGGTACGCAGGTGGGGGAGTCGAGCCAATTATCGGTTGCTTTGGCAACGTTATACAGCCAACTAAAGGCCCCGACAAAGGTGACCGTCACCATGGGCCGGACAAGAATGTTATCAACAATGCCCCAGACAACGTACACCGTATCTGTAGTACGTGTCACAACAGATGGCACGCCCTGAACAATAAGTACTACGGACCTAGACCACCAGCGGATGAGCCTTTCATGCCGTTGGAGGAATACATCTGCAAGAAACATGACACGGAAACTAAAGCAACTGATAAAGAGATTGCAGATAACGAGACATGGTGGGCAACGAAACACAAGTTGCTTGCTAATGTTGACACCGAATAGATGGTACGCTACCATCACTGAAACAGGACGGAGATGACAATGTATTTGTGGATTGACCTTGAAACAACTGGGCTAGACCCAGACAATGACCGTATGCTTGAGATTGGCTGGCTTCTGTCGGACCATCACGAACAGGTAACGGAAGAGCAATCAGTGCTCATCACCCCAGACAAGATTGGCTGGGAGCTAATGCAGCAAGACATCTTTGTGCAGACAATGCACACAGAGAACGACTTGTTGAAAGACATGGAGTACTTTGGCACCGTTCTCCCCGAGGATGCTGAAGACCAAATCCTTGAGGAACTAGACAAGCACTACCCAGAGGGATTACTTACCCTCGCCGGTGCAAGCGTTCACTTCGACAGAGCATTCATTCGCAACTGGATGCCTCGCCTTGACCGCAGACTAAGCCACCGACACATGGATGTCAGCACCTTGCGCATGTTCTTCGACTCACAGGGTTACTACTCTGTCGGAGAGAAGGAACGCGAAACAGTACACCGTGCAATGGAAGACATCGTTGACACATTCAATCTGTACAAGCGGTATCTCTCACTCGTACAAGAACTAGGAACACACAACGAACCGGATGACCTAGATGCCTAGTGTCAGCCATTCAGAGGTGGACAGCTACCTGCTGTGCCGGAGAAAGCACTACTATGGCTACGGCCTCAGCCTAGAGCGCATCAGCACAAGCCAATCATTGGCAACCGGCACAGCAGGTCACCGCATACTCGAAGCATTCTACGCACACCTACTGAGCCTGTCGGATACGGCAAAGGGTCAGCTAGAAAACTTCGACCTTGCTCTGGAACGTGCATACTCTGTGTACCGAGAGGTAATGGACGAAGGCTACACAGACGCAAACAACAGGGCCATGCTGCACGACATACTGTTCCACGAAGAGTGGGGATACTTTGCCAACGAGTTTATGGTCAAGAACGGGTGGCGTGTGCTCGCAGTAGAGGCAGAGTTCAGTCTCATCTACGACACAGACACACAAAGCAGCTACCCATTTGTAGTAGACATGCTTGTGCAAGACCCTGAAGGCAGGTACGTAGTCATCGACCACAAGTTTGTGTACGACTTCTACACCCCAGAACAAACAGACCTGCAACCACAAATACCCAAGTACATTGGGGCACTGCGGGCAATGGGGCATGAGGTTGCTTACGGCGCATACAACATGTTGCGCACACGAAAACTGAAAACACCAGCAGCTGACTCAATGAATTACTTTATGATTCTCAAACCCAACACTGACCGCGTGCTGAATACCTTTATGGAACAGCTCGGCGTGGCGGCTGAGATTCAAGCCCTGAAAGAACTTAGTATCGATGAGCAGAACAAGCGGGCCTACCGCACAGCCAACAAGATGGTGTGCCAGTCCTGTTCGTTCCGCGACATATGTTCCACTGAGTTGATTGGTGGCAACACCGAATTGATGCTGAGAACTGAATACAAAATACGAGAGCGCCGTAAAGTAGGCGTCACGAATGGAGAAGCAAATAATGAGTAACCGCCTTGATGAAATCATGTCAAGAATGGCTGACCTTGGTACGGAGAAGGTGTCAAAGAACCTGATGGCAATGCTTTATGGCAAGCCTGGTACTGGCAAGACCGTCCTATCTGTCGCTCTGGCAAAAGCAATTGTGAAACCAAAGCAGAAGGTACTGTACATCGATACCAAAGAAGGTTGGGTATCGCTGCAAAACCACGACACCTTGCTCAAGGATGTTGTGCGTATGAACTACCAAAACTTTTCAGACTTTGCGATTATTGCTAACGCAATAGCCAAGGGTGAAAAAGGTTTGGAGAAGGTGGGAGCTGTCGTCATCGACGAGTTCTCTACCGCAGCAGACATGCTGCTTGATGACCTGTACCGTGAGGACATTGGTGCAACCAAGGATGAGATTCCGACAGGTGCGCTGGATGCCCGGCTGTACAAGCCACTGGGTGATGCGTGTCGTAAGGCAGTGGAGATGTTCCAGAACCTGTCGGGAGTGCATGTCATCCTCGTCGCTCACGAACGCGAGGTTGTTGACCACCGCAAGATGAAGGTAACCAAGCCCGGCTTTACCCCCAAGAACAACGATG